GATATGATGACTCAATTTCTTGTGGAATTGCACAAGACATTCCCACAGGAGAAAGGCATTAAAAAGTTTATGACTCAGTTCGAACTCTTGAAGGAGACGAATCCGAGAATGGCGGTCGATACGTTCATGAGTGGAATCACACCGTACGCCGATAAGATTTCCCAAAAGGACGAATCATTCGTGCTCAATGATTTGGAAAACATCGAATATCTCTGCGAACTGAACTTCAAGGATAATTGGAACTCGACGCTCTCGACGGGCACGAAGGATGCGATCTGGCAATACTTACAAACGCTCTACATGCTCGGGACGACGATCACCGCGATTCCGGCGGAAACCTTGAGCATGATTGAAAACATCGCGAAGGATTGCGCCGATAAGATGGGTGACGATGGAAAGGGTATCGACGAGGCCGCGCTCATGAAGACCATGAACAGTATGTTTGGTAACCTTATGAAAAAATAAACCTCACATTATATAAATGAAAGCTTGGTTTGACGATCCCAAAGAGCTGATTAAGGCGACGGAGATTTTGCAATTCTGGCCGACGAATAAACAATCTCCAGAAGAGCGCGTGAACGCATCTTCGAGATTCGTCATCTATGCGACGTGTTTTCTTTATTTGATTCGACGTGACATTCGTGTCTTCGTGCTCGGTGCCACGGTTCTCGGTGTTCTTTATGTTATGTATAAATCCAAGATGATTAAGGAGACGTACGGTCGCCCGACGTTCGGGGGTCCGGTGTGTCAGATGCCGTCGATCGATAACCCGATGGCGAATGTTCTTTTGACGGACATCACGGATAATCCCAACAGACCACCGGCGTGTGATTACTCGTCGGTTCGTCCGATTGTTCGTAGCTTTGTGGATGATCGTATCCCGTACGACGCGGGTCGTTCGAGATCACCGTTGCCCATGTACCAAAAGAGTGCCGCGTCTCGACAATTTGTGAGTGGACCGGTCACATCTATTCCAGGTGATCAAACGGCTTTTGCCGAATGGTGCTATGGTGACAGGCATCGTCCATTATGTAGGAGTGATACGGGTGCTTGCAGCCCGAACGCGAGAGGTGCTCAGCTCGGCGCTTTCTCGGGACTTGATTTCAGCGGAGACAGACGATAAATATTCTTATCTAATAGTAAATGGCATATCAGCTTCAACCTGGCTTGTCGCTCGTTGAAAATCCGGCAGTCCCGACAAACCGTGCGACGGATGACGTTTTCGTGTACCCTCAACCGAGTACGTTAAACTTTGGTTCGAGACCCCAAACCATGCTGTATGGTACCGCACCATACATGGCTGGTAAAGGATCCCCAGCGCAGTACATCGATACGAGTGATCAACTCAGACCTCAGTCGACCTCGCAATTCAACAAGTTCTTGGTCAAGACGCATGAACGTAACTTCTTTCCCCTTCAAAACATTGAATGCAAACTCCCGCTTCAGTCGATGTCCTATGAACCTACGAGTACCCGCGCCGATCTTCAGAATGGTTTGTTCAACCAAAGATACCATAATAAAAATATTAGCAAGAAGTAAGAATGGCTGATCCAATCTCAGTATTAGCGGTAGCTGGTTTGGTGTACGCGGGTCGAACCCTCAGCAAGGAAACTGAACCTCCGCAACTGGGTCCTCGTCTCGTCACTGAACCACAAGAACCTCTCTTGTCCGATCAAGTTCCACAATTCAGAGAAACTCGTTTCGATGCTCCGATGTCAGTCCAACCGAAGAATGAAACGCCATCGTTTGCCGTCATCGCTCCACAACAACGAAGTGGTGGCCAAGAAATCTTGAGTATGCGCAATCGCATGTATGATCAAGGTCGCATGAACAACTTGTCTCCCATTGAAAAGCAAATGGTTGGTCCGGGTGTCGGTGTCGGTCCGAATGTCCCGGCGTACGGTGGATACCAACAGCTTTTCCGTGTCAATCCGGTGAATGTCGGTGAATACCGTTTGACGACGCTCCCTGGTAGATCGGGACCGGCACATGATATCTCGGGTGGTCGACACGGTATCATCGGTGAAGTCACACACAACATGCCTGAAAAGACGGCGTTCCTCCCGAGTCGACGTCCGGAAATGCCAGGTCGCGCACAAGGCATGGGTGGTCGCATGGTTCGCCAGGAACACGAACGTACTAAGCGTACGACGAATCGTGCCGAGACTGGTTTGCGCACCGACGGTCTTGAAAATGCACCGGCAAAGCGTTTCATTCCTTTGGGTACGATGGCACAAGATCCGACACGTAACAAGTCTGACGCGAATGAATTCCAGTATCAATACAATAATCAACCCGCACCAGGCATTCATAACTTCCACGGTGGATACACCACCGCTCCGGGAAGCGCGATCGCCCACGAACGTGGCTATAAGGGATACACCACAGAACAACTCCAGAACTATGGTTTCAGAGCGGATGATCGTCGTGGTAAGGCGAATAGACCTGGTAACGCTGGTCGCATGAATGTTCGGGAAACCGCTTTGAAACAGGCTGGTGTTCTTTCGAGCGTTCGTGCCGACACCACGAGAATCGATGGTCGTATGAATGCCGCGAACGGTGCTTGGACGCAACAGTACACGAATGATAAGTATCACAACTTCAATGCCTACAAGGGGAACGAAAACCCGAACGCTCGTTGTAATGAACTCAATGTGGCGAAGAACCAGTTGGCTGGTAATCCATTGGCCCAACGCTTCTACTAGAATGATTTAGATATACCAGAGTAAAACACTCATTAAAATATTGTACCTATATTTTAATGAAGGTCTACAGCCTCGACATCGATAGCAGTGAAAGAGATGCTACTTTGTATCCATCGTCCTCGAATTACGTCGTACATTTGAAAAATCCCATATATAACGTTTCAAAAATTTCACTCGTGTCAGCTAAAATTCCAAACACGCAGTTGCTCGTACACGCTGCAAATAAGTCGTTTACGGTTAACGGTACACTCGTGACTCTCGACGAGACGAACTACTCAAACGCACACGATCTCGCATCTGATCTTTTGAATGAACTCGCACCACCCGTGTCCAACGTGACCTCTGTTGTGTACGACGATGATACGAACGCACTCACGTTTTCAAACGTCGGTGATTCGAATACATTCACGTTTGAGTTTCAAACGGGTGTGAATGGATACACAAGTAATACATCTTCGAATACCACACCACATCAAGTCTTAGGTTTGGCGTCACTCGATTATACATCGACGAATGGTCGCATCGTCACGGGTGCTGTAAATCTCTCCGGACCGACGTCACTCATTCTTCGTTTGAGTTCCGGGTCCGATCAATTGAATAAAACAGTGTATTCAAATACACCTTTTTATACCGGTCGTATTTTGACCCAAAATGGTGCCATTATTTACAATGGTGCAGACGATCCAGTGACACACGAATTTCATTCTGGATCACAGAGATCTATTCGTGACATACGAGTCGAATTCTTCTATATGAGTCACGGGCGTCTCATTCCCTACGATTTCCGAAACCAAGACCACACACTTAAATTTGAAATTACAGGGTCTACTGATAAATTAGAAAGTCTACCAAAGGTTGAGAGAAAGACGGATTTACCGCCACCAATAAGTATTCCCGAATTGGAGAATCCTTATAGATGGAAAGAGTATGCTTCCATAGCCCTCATTGTTTTTATAGGCATCATCGCCTTGATGCTCACGAAACGGAAACCGCAAGTGCTTACGCCCGCGTAACCGCGTAGACCGGTTGAAGCGGCTTGCGAACACGCGAGGACATTTGAGACATGACCAAGTACACGGTCACGGACAAGAGCGTCGTGAACAGTGCGGTGAGCGTGTAGTGCATACCACCATTGCGTTGAACCTTAACGATTTGGTTAATCAAAAATCGAACGAGATCCATCCATGCGAGAGCCGCCGCGAAAGAGAAACCCGCGACGACAGCGTTGAGGGATTGAGACTCGAGCTCCTGGGTCACCAAGGTAACAGCGTCGATCGCTTGCTTCATTGTATATTATAATATACTCACAGAAATTATTCGGGGAGTAGGTCTTCCTCGAGTGCGATTTTTTTGTACTGTACTTTTTTATATCCTCGTGTCCTGGTAGTGCCACACTCACTATCAGAATCCGAATCTGAATCAGAGGCACTATCATCATCTATGATCTTAAATTCATTCGTGGTCCACCCCTCCACAGTGCTCATTACTATTAATGGCATTTTTTAAGAGCTCTTCTACCGGACTTTGCGGCACCCACGAATCCCATGCATCGTACGCATCGTTTATAGCCTTGAACGCCGGGTCGTCGCCTGAGTATCGAACAAATTCAACGCTGTCATCGTCGATAATGTCGAGATCATCAACGTCTATGTCATCGTCGTCATCGTTATATATTTCCGGGAAATAACTTCCGATGTGCTGTCCGACTGTGCGCATGGCACAGTATTTTGCGGCGTATTCAAAATCTTTACTGATGACTGCGTCACGGCCACATGCTTTCGCGTATTCACACGAAAGTAGGATGGCCTTTTCGACCACGGGGGTCACAATATCTATGAGCATTTTCAAATGATTTTCATACACATCGTTACCCGTATCACTGAGATCGAATCCAGTCTTCATTTATTAATTGTCGTCAAAAATAGTTTGTACAAATCCATCCATTATTCGGAGAACATTGTAACTTAGGGCATATACTCGTAAATCCCGATCGTGTGTATCGTTCGGAGTGAGATTCATCTTAAGTGTTTGATTCTTGACGAGCGTAAAGTTTTTCTGACCTGTGGGATACGGTTTTTCTGGTTCGAAACCAAAATTATACGAGTAAAACCGTCGAATGAGAGGTGTTTTCGAATGGTGAATACCGGGTTGAAGTGCCTTGAGAAACATAAACTTTCCAGTTTCCCCAGTGATGATTTGTTCATCGTCGAGACGCAAGTCGAGTGACACGAGATTCTCATAAAAGAAGAGTCTATTGTCGACCGCGATGTATATGTTGTCGTAATCAAATGGCGTCACAAAATCACCAAACTTTCTATTGTTTTCACGTTGAAAGACAAATAATAGTTCCTTGACTGGATTCACGAAAGACAAATTCACCGTGGTATCGCGAATTCCCTTTGGAATCTTGAATGCATTTTCCTGAATTTGTGTGATGACAAAATCACGACGCGTGTGTTGAATCTTAAGTCGTTCAGCACTCTCGAGAAATATGAGTTCGAGGTTCATGTTGAACTTTTTGATTCGATTTTCCAAATAGGAACGTTTCAGATGATCATAGACGCGCACGTGACCGGCACTCGTACCCGTTCCGTCATTTGATTTCGCACCCGCGGCGATCCGTGTACCGTCACCAGAGATCGCGACCGACCAACCGAGTTCGTCTCCGAGTGCTTCGGCGTCGAGATCTTTACCGAGTTGTCTCCACCCATCCACACCGTAGACGTACACACGCACGTGTCCAGCGTCTGTACCGGTTCCATCGTTTACATTCGCACCGACGACGAGAATACTCCCATCATCAGAAAGATCGACGGATGTACCACTTTGATCACCCAACGCCTCGCCATCGACGTCGGATCCAACTTGTATCCATGTAGCATTGGTGTATTCAAACACGCGCACGTGACCTCGAGCGCTTGAATTCTTCGGTGCACCGACCGCGAGTCTGTGACCATCGCCCGAAAAATTAATAGAAAATCCAAATTCATCACCCGGGTTTTCACTCTCTATGTAGTCACCGAGCGGAAGCCATTCTTGTGTTAGTGAATTAAAATACAGAGTTCTCACATAGCTCGTCCCGTCTGGATTATTTGCACCGGCTGCGACGCGTAATCCATCACCCGATATGGATACACTGTATCCAAGTGCGTCACCAGTCACCCGACCAAATTCGGTATGTTTATGTGTCCACGCACTATCTTCATACTTGTACACGTAAAAGACACCCCGAGACGTGTCGTATCCACGCCCACCGATGACGATGGTATTTCCGTCGCGAGATAATTGAAGCGCGCTTCCAAAGTTTAGGTTTTGAGTCGTCGCGTGAATCGTGGGGTTTATCGCTTGTCCACTTCCCCACGTCGTCCCATTCCATCTATATATTTTCACTTGCCCGTTATTCGAGATGGCGTTATAGTTGTGATCCGGTGCACCCACCGCGAGGACGGTTCCATCTTCCGAAAGAGACACGGCCTGACCAAAGAAATCATTCGAAACAGAGCCATCTATGTCTGTACCCATTTGTGTCCACGTTTGATTGACGAGTCGATATACACGCACGTGTCCAGAATCGTTGGGAACGGCGTCGTTGTTCGGTGCACCGACCGCCATGATTGACCCGTCTCTCGACATGGAGACAGAAAAACCAGATTCATCTCCGAGAGCCTCACCGTCTATGTCTACACCGACCTGGAGATAATTACCAACCTCATATCCGATACCACCCGTCGTGTGTGGTGCGTACGACGTGACGTTATTTATGGAAATTGTCGTATTATCGATGACAACGTCTTCGATATTTCTGAATTTAACTTCAATCTCAACTTCTTGTTTGTCAATGGCACACAATGGTATCGCGAGTTGTGGATTTCTATAAAAGTAAAAGGGAACGTCGACGAAATACTTTTGTGTCGACGTAGCGGCTCCGAGATATCCAATGATCGACGGATCGGCCACACGGACGGATGATTGTCTGTTTGGATATTTTCCTATGAGTTTGGATAGGGCTGTCTGATTCGTCTGTGTATAGTTGTGTTCGGAATAAATCTGAAGGTAGTCACTCGTGATGCGCTGTACAACCTTACCACCGATTATGAGATCCACGTATTCAATCATGGCGTGTGCGATGGATTCGATGTAACCGATACCACTGCTCGATGCATTCGGAATGGCATCGAGTTCAATCTCAAAGCTTACTGTTTTTAACAAGTCTCCCATGTTTATGGGAATTCGACTACGAAGTGTAGTACCGAATTCTGGAACGCCATCGAAATCCAGTTTCGTGAATGTTTTCGCGAAATTTGTATGTCTGGAAAAGCGTTTCGTAAAATACGTAAACTGTGGTTCAACCGTAAAAAACCTGTCCTGTGGACCGGTCGTCTCGAGCTGAAGTCTACCAGCCATTACTACTATAAAGGGTTAAAATTTTAAACCAGCTAACCCACTTTGAATGCGCAAGACATTGTAATTTCTCGCGTACACACGAATCGTGTTCGTTCCGTTTGTGGTTGAATCGAGTTTTATAGTGAAGAGTTTATGATACACACGACTCATGTTTACTTGACCCGTTGGATATTCGACTTGGGGATTTTCTGAGAATGAATATACACCGAAGATTGGATTTACGGACGTAACACCTAGAACGGTTGGTGAGTTGGTGTGATGTGCGAATGGTTGTTGATACGTGATAAACTTATGGTCGGCGTTGAACACTTGATTATCGTTAAACTTGAGTTCGACGTTATCGATCCTTTCAAAATTCAAAGGAAGGTTATTACTCGTGTAATAATCGTTTTGTGCGACAAAGTACATTTCTTTGACTGGGTGTTGAAACTTGAGCATCACAGACTTCGTATCCATACCGTACGGCATCGTGAACTGTGACATTTGGAGTTGTGTGATGACGTATTCAAGTGGACGAGTCAATAAATAGTTCTTTTCTTCATTCCCTATGAAGACGAATTCTGTATCCATGGATACATTTTTGATAGCCGCCGTGACGTTCGCGGGAATGATGTTATTTTTTGTGTCACGAACAATCTTATGAAGTGGTCGTAACTTGATACGGACTTCAACCAATTGTTTCGTCAGGGCGCACACCGGAATCGATAAGTTTGGAAATCTATAGAAAAAGAACGGTAGGTCGATAAAGTATGTGTAATCACCACGATATCCGAGGTAGTTCCCATGGCTATTCAAAAAGTAGAGTGACTGTGCGACGTCATCGTCGTTATTGTAGAGTTGTTGGTGCATGAAAATATATTCACCCGTGATGCGCTCGATCGTTTGTCCACCTATCAGGAGCTCCGCGTATTCGATGAGTTCAGTACACACTGACGGTACGTATACCACGTTATTAATCGAATTACTTTCGTCTGGTGTTGGATCACTCAGAGTTATTTTCAAAGATATATTCTTGATGAGATCTCCTTTATTCTGTGGTACACGACATTCAAGTATTTCACCGAAATCAATAGTCCCATCAAAAGGACTTTCAATTTGTTCGAGTGCGAATTTACTATGTCGTCTGAACAATGTCAGAAAATATGAAAACTGCGGCTCACCTGTGAGCCATTGATCTTGGATACCGGTGACAGCGAGTCTCACACGTCCAGACATATCTACTGTATGTGAGTAAAATTTTGCGAATTAAAACGGCTCACTACAGTAGAATGAATCTTCAATTGAGGAAATTCAAGCCCGAAACTATGGGAGATGATCGGGTATGTGTTTTTATAGGTAAGCGTAACACGGGGAAATCGACACTCGTGAAAGACATCATGTACCACAAAAAACATCTTCCAGCAGGAATAGTATTATCAGGAACCGAAGAAGGAAATCACTTTTATTCTGATTTTATTCCAGACCTTTTCATTTACGGTGACTACGACCGTGAAGCAATCGAGCGTGTGATGGCGAGACAGCGAAAACTTGTGGGTGCAGGAAAGGATAACTGTGGTGCGTTCATGCTTCTCGACGATTGTATGTACGATTCAAAGTTTCTCAAAGACACGTGTATTCGACAATGTTTCATGAATGGACGTCACTGGAAGATCTTCTTCATGCTCACGATGCAATACGTCATGGATTTACCACCAGCACTACGCGCTAACGTGGACTACGTGTTCATTCTTCGGGAAAACATCATACAGAATAGAGAAAAACTCTACAAGTCTTTTTTTGGTATTTTTCCTTCATTTGATATGTTTTGTAAGGTGATGGATCAATGTACCGAAAATTATGAGTGTTTGGTATTAGACAACACGGTAAAGTCTAATAAGATATCTGATTGTGTGTTTTGGTACAAGGCAACCATCAGGAAGAATTTTAGAGTGGGTGGTCCGAGCTTATGGCAGGCACATAAGAAGATGTACAATCCAAAGTATTCACAACAAAAAGAAGACGACACAAAGAACGCCACAAAAAAGACTCGTCTCACCGTAATCAAAAGAAAGTGAAAATGCGTCACTCGTATGTTTCAAAAAACTCAGGCTATATAAATGTCTGACATACGAACGATGAACCTGAATGATAAAGATGATGGTATGGTGTCGCTCGATAA